AATTACATTTAGATGCAGTAAGCTTACGGCATTTTGGTAATGTACTTGTAAGAATTGTATATACATTTCAATCTAATTTTTCAGATGAGCTTAAAAATCTCGCAACATTTAATGATCCTATTAAAGGAAAAAAACCAAAAGAGTAATATATTTAATTATCTTCTAATATAAGGTATAATACCTCATGCCCTTAACAAAAGTAGATATAGCCCCTGGATTTAATAAACAAGTTACGCAGACTGGAGCACAAGGTAAGTGGACAGATGGTGATTTTGTAAGATTTAGGTATGGATTACCTGAAAAGATAGGGGGTTGGGAACAAATTTTAGAAAGCACTTTAGTAGGTGCTGCAAGAGAACAATTTATTTGGGCTGATCTTGATGGAAGAAAATATGCTGCAATAGGAACAAATAAAGTTTTAGTTATATATTATGAAGGTGCTTTTTTTGATATCACTCCTCTTGGCACAGCTTTAACTAGTTGTACCTTTGATACTGTTAATACATCAGCAACAGTTACAGTTAACAAAGCAGCTCATGGTCTAGAACCAGGGGACATTTTTTTATTTTCTTCTGTAACTCCTCCAACAGGAGCAGGATATGTTGCATCTGATTTTGAAACAAATCCTTTTCAAGTTGTTACTGTTCCTGGTAGTGATGAATTTACAATCACCATGGCAAGCGCAGCAGGGACAACGGTCAACGGATCAGGATCTGCAACAGTTACTCCATATATAAAACCCGGAGCTTTAGGTTCAACTTTTGGATTTGGATGGGGCACAGGACTTTGGGGTGGTGGCCAACAAGTGTTTAGTACATTGAATGGAGCTTTATTAGATGATACAGCTGGAACAGGTGGATCAGGAACATCAATTACATTAGCATCAACTTCAGGATTTCCATCAACGGGAACAATAAAAGTTGGGGCAGAATTTATTTCATACACAGGAATTTCATCTAACGATCTCACAGGTATAACAAGAGCTGCTGCGGGAACAAGATCCGCACACTCTAGTGGTTCAGGTGTTGAAGTATTTACAGGATGGGGTATTGAGTCATTGTCTCAAACATTGACAATAGATCCTGCATCTTGGTCTTTAGATAATTTTGGAGAACAACTCATTGCTACAATAAAAAATGGACAATCATTTTCTTGGAACCCAATTAATTCTAACTCAAATGCTTTAAATACTAGAGCAACGGTAATATCAAACGCACCTACTGCTTCAGTTATGTCATTAGTTTCAGACAGAGATAGACATTTAGTTATGTTAGGAACTGAAACAACAATAGGGGATGTTGGAACACAAGATAAATTATTTATAAGATTTTCAGATCAAGAAAATATAAGTGATTATACACCAACTTCTGTAAATACAGCAGGAACTTTTAGGTTAGACTCAGGCACTAAAATTGTAGGCGCGGTGAAAGGAAAAGATTATACTTTTATTCTGACCGATAATGCAGCTTATGTAATGCAATTTGTAGGTCCACCATTCACTTTTTCTATTAGACAAGTAGGCTCTAATTGTGGTTGTATTGGGCAACATGCTATGAAATACGTAAATGGTGTAGTTTATTGGATGGGTGAATCTGGAGGCTTCTTTGCTTTTGATGGTACAGTTAAATCATTACCATGTGCAGTAGAAGATTTTGTCTTTACAACTAAAAATGGTAATAATTTAGGAGTGAATTATTCTGCTGGAGAGTCAGTTTATGTTGGTCTAAATCATTTATATGAAGAAATATGTTGGTATTATCCTCAAGCAACATCTAATTTTAACGATAGATATGTATGCTATAATTACCAAGATGGTACTTGGGTAACCGGATCACTATCAAGAACTACTTGGGTTGATGCAAATTTATATTCTGTTCCTTATGCAACGGAATTTAATTCTACAGCAGTTCCTACTTTTCCAACAGTACAAGGAGTGACCAATATAAATGGGGCAACAACTTATTACGCTCATGAAACGGGTGTTGATCAAGTTGATACTGCAGGTAATAAAACAGCCATACCTGCTTTTATTGAATCAGGAGATTTTAGTTTAAACCCTGACGGCACTAACGGTGAGTTTTTTATGAGTATGAGTAGATTTGTTCCTGACTTTAAAACTATTCAAGGAAATGCTCAAGTAACTATTTTGTTAAGGGATTTTCCCACTGATACGGAAGCATCATCTCCTTTAGGGCCATTTACAGTGAGCTCAACAACTGCTAAAGTAGACACAAGAGCTCGAGCTAGATTTGCTAGTTTAAAAATTGCTAACACTGGCAC